AAAGATTTATTAGGGCCTTTAGGAGAAGGAGCAGACGCAGGGATAGACACTAACCCAGTTGATATTTATGGAAACGCTGCGTCAACAGACGGTATTATTTATAATTTATTAGACAATAGTGTTAACTCAAGTATAGCTGATTTATTAACTGACACAACAGGCAGTATTTTTGACATAGTTAATGAAATAAAAGACAACATACAAACTGAAGACCCAACTGCTAAGGCCGCTGCTGACGCAAGAGCTGAAGCAGAAGCTCAAGCAAAAGCCAGAGCAGACGCTAAAGCCGCTGCAGACGCTAAAGCCGCTGCAGACGCTAAAGCTGCTGCAGATGCTAAAGCCGCAGCAGACGCTAAAGCTGCTGCTGATGCTAAAGCTGCTGCAGATGCTAAAGCTAAAGCAGACGCTAAAGCCGCTGCAGACGCTAAAGCTGCTGCAGATGCTAAAGCCGCAGCTGATGCTAAAGCTGCTGCAGATGCTAAAGCTAAAGCAGACGCTGAAGCCAAAGCAGCCGCCGATGCACAAGCTAAAGCCGCTGCAGACGCAAAAGCTGCCGCAGACGCTAAAGCCGCAGCTGACGCTAAAGCCGCTGCAGATGCCAAAGCTGCAGCAGACGCTAAAGCTAAAGCAGACGCTGAAGCCAAGGCTGCTGCAGACGCACAGGCTAAAGCTGCTGCAGAAGCTAAAGCCGCCGCAGATGCTAAAGCTAAAGCAGACGCAGACGCTAAAGCTGCGGCAAACGCGAAAGCTGCTGCAGCCGCTAAAGCTGCCCAAGAGAAAGCTGCTGCAGAAGCTAAAGCCGCTGCTGATGCCAAAGCTAAGGCAGACGCAGAAGCTAAGGCTGCTGCAGACGCACAGGCTAAGGCGGCTGCTGACGCAAAAGCCGCCGCAGATGCCAAAGCTGCAGCAGATGCCAAAGCTGCAGCAGATGCTAAAGCCGCTGCAGATGCAAAAGCTAAGGCAGACGCAGAAGCTAAAGCAGCCGCAGAAGCGCAAGCTAAAGCCGCTGCAGAAGCTAAAGCCGCAGCAGATGCTAAGGCTGCTGCAGACGCTAAAGCTGCTGCTGACGCAAAAGCCGCTGCTGATGCTAAGGCTGCTGCAGATGCTAAAGCTGCTGCAGAAGCTCAAGCAGCTCGTGACAAAGCTGCAGCAGATGCTCAAGCTGCACAAGAGAAAGCTGCTGCAGATGCTAAAGCCGCTGCAGATGCTAAAGCTAAAGCAGATAAGTTAGAACAAGAAGCAGCTGATCTTTCTACACTTGAAGCGGCTAAAGCAGCTCAAGCAAAAGCTGCAGCAGATGCTAAAGCTGCTGCAGACGCACAAGCTAAAGCAGACGCTGAAGCCAAGGCTGCTGCAGAAGCTCAAGCTAAAGCAGAACAAGAAGCTGAAACACAACGAATAGAACAAGAAGCAGCTAAAGCAGCGGCAGAGCAAGCAGCGGCTAACAAGGCGGCAGCAGAGAAAGCAGAGGCAGATAGAGCAGCAGCGCAGGCAGCAGCAGACAAAGCAGCAGCAGACGCTAAAGCAGCCGCTGACGCAGCTAAAGCAGAGAAGGACGCAGCAACAGCACTAGAACAAGAAAGACTAGCGAGAGAAGCACAGGCTGAAGCTGATCGTCAACAAGAAATTGCAAATAAAGCAGAGCAAGACAAGATAGTTGCTGAACAAGCTGAGGCTGATCGACTGGCTGAAGAAGCTAGATTAGCTCAAGAAGGAACCACAACTATTACTGATCCTGCGTCAGGTGATGAAACAATAGTTACTGGCACAACTCCTGATATGCCTCCTAGTGAACAGCCAGATGTAACGCCTATCTATGACCAAGAGCCTATTGTGTACGAACCTCCTGCAGACGCTGGCGGTGGTGCTGGCGGTGGTGATGGTGCTGGCGGTGGTGAAACTGGCGCAGGTTCTTCAGGCACTGGAATACCAGAAGAAGGCTCAGGTATACCCAGCACTTCAGGTTCTGGTGGTCTTGCTCAGGAAGAAGGATACGATCCTGATCTGACAGACACAATGAGCGTACCTAATCCTGATTTTGATCCAGAATCTAGGGATGTTTTCATACAAAGACAAATCTATGACATGATTCTAAACGAAACAGACCCTGTTCTTAAGGAGCGTTTAGAGCAAGAATACAAAAGGATGGGTGGAAACCACCTAGAAGAAGTTAGAGCTGGTGTACCTAAAGAAGAGGTATACGCTGATTATCCTCCTGAGTACATAGAAGTTCCTTACGAAGAACCTACGTTAGATGCAGAAACTTTTGAGGCTCGTTATCCTGATGGTTGGTTAGGCGGTTCTTTTGATACTCTAGATGCTAACAAAGATGGTGTTGTCTCTGAAACTGAGCTGTATGACTATGAGCATAACATGGGAAGTGGCCAAGGAGGAGAACCTTCTGACATTGTTAAAGCAATCTTAGACGCTTTAAGATCAGAAGTGGACACCCCTGATCCCTCTACAGGTCTTCCTACAGATACTACAGTAGAAGTAGGTACGGCTGCTGGCTCTACTGATCCTGCTGTAGGCACAGGACAAGACCCTTCTACTGATCTTTCTACAGGCATTCCTTCTGATACCACGTCTACTAGTGGCACTACAGGCGCTGGAGGCGGTGGTGTAGGTACTGATGTAGGAGGAGGCGCTGGTGGCGGCACTACAGGCGGTGGCGCAGGTTCTGGAGAAGCAGAGACAGGCGCAGGAGCAGGCGCAGGAACTGGTACAGGCACTGGCACTGGTGAAGGGACTGGTGGAGGTACAGGAACTGGTGAAGGCACTGGTGAAGGAACTGGTGAAGGAGAAGACACAGGCACAGGTACAGGTATTGCAGGCGTAGGCGGTATGCTATCTCCTACACGCACAACAGACTTGTTATTTGCTGATTTGTTTAAATCTAATGTCAAGATAGGAAGCAACCAAGAAATAGCACCCTATGTTCAACTACAACAGCCATCAATAAACAATCCTTATTCTCAAGGTATGTTGACAAATCAAGACACAACAAAGAGGTTCTACTCATAATGACATATCTACAGTTAGTAAATAGTGTTCTACGCAGACTCCGTGAGAACGAAGTAGACTCTGTTAATCAAAATAACTATTCAAAACTTATTGGGGAGTTTGTCAACGATGCTAAACGAACCGTAGAAGATGCTTGGGACTGGACAGCACTGCGTACAACGCTAACAGTGTCTACAGTAGCTAATGTTTATAACTACACGCTAGTTGACTCACAAGACCGCATCAAGGTGTTGGACGTTATTAACGACTCTTCTAACTGGTTTATGGAGTATCGTCCATCAACGTGGATGAACAATGCCTTCCTCGTCCAAGCTAACATACCCTACGCAGCTCCTAAGTACTACAGCTGGAACGGTATTGATAGTAATGGCGATAGCGGTGTAGACCTCTACCCAGCCCCTGACGGTGCTTATCAGCTACGCTTTAACGTGGTGCTGCGTACAGCAGACATGACAGAAAACACTGACACAATGTCAATACCTTCGTCACCAGTGATTCAGATAGCAACAGCGTTAGGCGCTAGAGAACGTGGTGAGACTGGTGGAACAAGCTCAGCAGAGTTGTTTGCTTTAGCTGATCGTACCTTGTCAGACGCTATTGCCTTAGACGCTGCTAGACATCCTGAAGAGACTATCTGGACGACTGTATAATGGCTCAACAACTACAGAACATTACAATCTCAGCCCCAGGATTTTTTGGTTTAAACACCCAAGACTCTCCTATTGGTTTAGACCCTTCGTTTGCCGCTGTAGCTGACAACTGTGTTATTGATCAGCTAGGACGTATCGGAGCTAGGAAGGGCTATCAGTACTCAACAACCAACGGAGCTTCTTTGCTGGGCAGCAGCAGAGGAATAGAGACGCTGCATCAGTTTATTGACTATAGTGGCGATAGAAGGTTGCTATCAGCAGGTAATTTAAAAGTATTTGTTGGTGATACTACGTTGGTTGATTACACGCCAGCAGGTTATATAGCAACAGCAAACAATTGGAAGTGCGTCACACTGGCTAACCATGTATATATGGTACAGAGTGGACACGAGCCGTTGATAGGCACTAATGAAGCTGCTCCGTTTACACTAGAGCGTATAAGCACACACTCGCATAGCACAGGAACTATGCCGCAAGGCAACGAAGCTCTAGCCGCTTTTGGACGCTTGTGGGTAGCTGATGTAGTAGGTAACAAGCACACTGTTTACTGGAGTGATTTACTAGACGGTGCACATTGGACAGGAGGCTCTTCAGGCAGCTTAGACTTAACTAACGTATGGCCAGAAGGCTTTGACGAGATAGTGGCACTAGCGGCTCACAATGGCTTTCTAATCATCTTTGGTAAGAAGTCTATACTTACCTATAGCGGTGCTAAGTCTCCAAGCACTATGACGCTTGCAGACACCGTAGCAGGCGTTGGTTGTGTTTCTCGTGATTCTGTACAGCACACTGGGACAGACCTTATATTTTTATCTAATACAGGTGTGCGTACGCTGGGAAGGACTATTCAAGAGAAGTCTTTGCCAATGAGAGACATCAGCAAGAATGTTCGGAATGACTTGGTTAGTTTGATTCAACAGCAGAACAATCCTATCAAATCTTTATACAGCCAAGAAGAAGCTTTTTACTTGCTTTCTTTTCCAGATAGTGGTATAATATATTGTTTTGACATGCGTGTCCCGCTAGAGAATGATTCACATAGGGTTACAACATGGTCTGGGATGGGTGTTAACGTCTTTGCTCGTTGTGACGATGGCACTATTCACATGGGAGTGTCTGACGGCATTGTAGAATATAGTGGTTACTTAGACGATACAGAACAGTATCAGCTACGTTATTTCAGTAACCCACTTGACTTCCAAAGCCCAGCTAACTTGAAG